TTTAATTGATTTGACTGATTCAAAGTTTCTACCATTAACTTGAACTATAGTACCAGTATATCCTGCCGATGGTGAGAATGTTGACACCACAGGAGGTGGACAGGTCTGTCCTTCATTTGGCGGTACTGGTGATGGTGTTGGAGTAACTCCTGGAGTTTTACCCTTACTTTCAGTATTTTCAATCTTAGTTTTTAATTCAATAGATAATGTAGTATCCGACAAACCAACTTCTAAAGCCGATTTGAGGGCTTGATACATTGTGTCTTTAGTTTGTTTGAAAGTACCTATATTCGAATCATAATAACTTTCTTGTATATTCGTTGTTGGCCAATAACATACATAGTACTTTACCAATCCAAGATTCAATATTTGATTTACTCGGTTTGTTAATCTACCTGACATGAAATTTATATATGAATCCAAAGAATTAAAATGTGCAATTGGTTGAGACGAATTAGACGCTGGACTTGTTTTAATGTTTACACAACTATATGTTCTTCCAATTTGAGAAATTTGACCTCCCCAATTAATGGTTAATGGCAACGTTGCCAAATTATAGTTCCATCCATTAAAACTTCCAATATTTGTATTACCATCTGGTTGGAATGTCCTGATGTAAGAAATACAATATATAATAGTTTGTAAAGTTGGGTTATTTGGTAATAACCTCTTTAACGCATCAGCTAAGTCTTTTGGAGTAACTTTCGTTGGTGCTCCATTTTCTGCAACATATCCACCATTTACATAAACCGGATCTGTTATTTTAGACGTACAAGAATTTGTTGTATCCAAAGTATTATCGGCTTTCTGTACTACTTCTGTTGCTTTCACATTATTTGTTGTCGCACTAACTGTAACTTGGTCTTTATTAATTTTTAATAATTCTTCAAGTCTCGTAATCAAATTTTGATTAATACTCTGTAAGAAACTATCAATTGCCGGCAAATCATAAATACCTTGACGAACACCGTCAAATGTGGTTTGAAATGAACCAGGTTGAATAGAATGATTAACACTAGTAATCATGTAAGGTCCATTAAACATTGGAACATGTCTCACATTGAAATACATCGTTGGTTGTATCAACGCATTTCCTAAACTTGTAACAGTAGATTTGTAAGACCTATTTTTGTATAAATTATACAAACTATTGTTTTGAGTTGCCACTGCTCTACCCGATGCTTGGTCTACCATGTTTAGTTGGGTATTAATGGATTCAGAAGTTGCAACCCCATTATCTTGAGATACGGTGAAAGAATAAAATATATTTTGATTTCTAGTTCCGACATCAACATTAAATCCAACACACTTGTTTGACTTATCATAATCTTTTTTACCATCCTGATTTTCTATAAGAGGATTTTCAGATGCTCTTCTCATATCAAAAGCATCATCTCTGAATCTAAAATTTCCTTTAGGTAAATTCAAATATTGTGAAGGCTTGCCAGTATAAAAACAAATCATTTTTGGCCCCGAATTTCTATAATCTACATTCAAGAATGTTCCCCATAAATTGTTGGCAAATTCTAATGACCCCTCAGGCTTGGCAGTTGCAACACCACCAACATCTTGGACGTTATAGAAATTAACATATGCCGGTAATGGCATCACAGTAAAATTATTCTTAATTAAAATACCACTTATAAATGTGAACACACTCATTGCTTGATTAAGTGAATATTCTCCCGGATCACCACCAATACCAAACATGCTTTTCAAATCGAATATATCCAATAATATTGTATCTCCAATATTTCTGGATGCTCTGTCCAAGAACAAAATGTCCTCGAACAATGTTTTGGTTTTATAATCACCACCAGCAATCCACTTATCATTAAGTGCTTTGAATACTTCGTAGTTTTCGACCTTACTTTGTTCTCCCGTTATTACGCTATTAACTACACGTTCGGGTAGTTGTTGTTGATTTGGAAGTGCTTTTCTCAATCCTGTAAGAACTCCATTCAAAAAATTATTTTGAAGACCTGTTTCTTGCTGTAAGTACTGGCTTAGTTGAGTTTGAAACTGAGTGGCACTTATGTTTGGATTTTTTAATTTTTGTGTTGCATACATTTTTATAATTGGAGCCAACAATGTCACGTTTTGACTTGTGAACTCAATATTATTATCAATGAAAAAGTCAGTAATGTAAGACCCCAATGAACTATATCTTACATTAAGTATAGTTGAAAATCCCACTTCAGTTTCAAGGGCAAACCACGCTTGTCTATTATTTGCTTGGGATTGGCTTAACGTCAAATTACTTCCCGCTTGAGGTAGGGAGTTTGAAACATAAGGATTAAATGTAATTGGGTCGACAACTACTTCAGTATTATTATGTGATAAATAAGAATCGAATATTCTCCTTTCATAATTTGAAGGATTACCATACTTGAATATAACATCATAATCCATAAACGATCTTATTCCACTTTGAAAAAGAGAATATTGATTGTTTATCGTATTTGTAAAATATTGTTCATCTGTCTCACTTTGTAACTTCACAGGCACTGTCATCAAACTCTTGAAAAGAGATTGAAAGTTTTTGAAGTTAGCATTCAAATTAACTGTAGACTGTCCAAAAGTAGATATATCTTTACTTACGGAAGCATTACTAATAGGTCTACAAAAATTCAAAAACTCCAATTCAAATGAGTCCAAAATTTCCTTTTCAAAAACTGAGAAAACCTCTTCAATTTTTGTATATCTGTTTTGAGTCAAAAAGTGTAATGGTGTCTGAGAGGTCGAATCTGTTGTAATAAAGTTTAAGTAAGAATCAGGTTCAGGAAACGCTAATTGATTATTATCAAAATATCCAAAATTTGGTGCTGGCCATAGACATCGAACAGACCCGTTATAAACACTAGGATTGTTAGTCAAATCAACTCTAGTTGTAGGATTGGTTGTTTCATTTTGAATACACGAATTTACCGTTTGATTAAATGGTGTACCAAACGAAGGTACTACAAAATAATCCCCACCTTTAGTATTATCTTTAGGATTACAATCGATAGGCACTTCAGGACTCAAATTCGGTAATAACACTGACCATGTACTTAACCTCAAATTTTTATCGCCCTGTTTAGCATTTACAATGTTCGATGTACTGAAATTATATAACTTCATTCCAGCGTTTACACTGTTTTGGATTTCACTATCGGTATAGTTTTGATATAAGTCATATCCATTGTAAAATACATTGAAGTCATTAATTAGTTTGGGATAAAACCCAACTTGCATTTGTATTTGTGTTGGTCCTTCACTTTGTAAACTAATTCTGGTATCTACATTAGAATATTTGAAAGAGTACGTTTGGGTTATCGAACTTGTTGGAGGATAATAATTCTCAGCGTAACCGAAATTACTCCAAGCGGTTTCCAATATATCTACATTAGATTCTTTATATTTTTTGTATCTGTGCCATATTGACCCATATTTCAATATCCAAGCATACGGTAACTTATGTATTGCCCCGAATTTTTTCAGTGAGGAAGATATGTAATCCAAATCTGAAACAACATCATTAGAAACTGATTTATATTTTTCCCTCAAAGTTGCCAAGGGTAACGAATTTAGGAACAAATAAGCAGCCTGAACGTATGGATATGTATTTCCTGAAATCCTAGAGTTATATACTCCGTTTTGAATTGCGTTTACAAAGTAAGGAGTGTTCAACATTGAAGTACTATACCTAACTCCTAAAGCAGTCGCAAGTCCAAAAGAACCAGCCGAATTTGGAGTAATTCCATCTACATATCCTTCTGTCGCAATAAAATTATCAGGACTTCTTTGGAAAAAGAATGATGCCAAATTATTGTTTCCTGAATTAAGAACTCCATCGGTTGAAGCCTCTACAGAAGGATTACGATTTAATAAATATGAAAAATTTGTTACTGGTCTATTAGTCGTGTAGTCATATACATCGGTAAAGTTAGCAATTATTTTTCTTGGTTCAAAAATAGTTAAAGATTTGTTCGTACTATACACTTCATTCGAAGCTGTACTATTTCCTTGATTCAAATTATTCAAACACCAAGTTGGGTCGGTGTAAGGTAAGGTATCAACTATTAAAGGTGTATTAGACGCGTTATTTAATAATGACCTCAAAGCATCAGATTTGGTTGAAACTTGCGGTATTTTTCCAATATCAGAAGCATTAAGAATGGCAAAAGAATTTTCAGTAATACCTTTGATATAAGGTGTTACAAAAAAGTCTCTGATGTAATCTTGATACGATCTACCTGTACCAGAATTCGATATTGTTCTAAGGAAATTTGGATAATTGGTAGCATCAAGATTAAAATTTTTAAGTTTTAATGTTAAATACGGAGAGCTTAAACCAAGTTTAGTTATAATATTATTAACTTCAGTTTCAATATTTAACTTAATCAATTCATCAACTTGATTCAAATTTGCTCTTACCAATCCAGAATAATGTGACGTTAAAAATTGTCTCTCCCATATCTCATAAAAAAATTTTATTTCTTCTTTATTTGTGTATGGTATCCCCAAAGATGGAAATTCAATAGCATTAATATTAATTATATTAGTATCACGTTCATTATCCAAAGGTGGAGGAGCTGTAGGGTTTTGAAACTTTTGAGTCAAACCCTTCATATATTCTTCCACAAATTCAACTTCAGGCCATTTGTCAAAAAGATATCCTTGAGTAGTATCCACCACTGTTGGATCCGCCAAATACTTAAGTTGGAACCTTCCTTTTTTATCATCGGGAGATTCCACAAAATATTGTGGCCACGGATAAACAGGTATTTGAGAGTTATTTACAATATCATCAAGTTGATTTTGATTAACTAAAGTTGCAGGGTCTCTCACCACTTGGTCAACAGTTTCAGAACTTGGTGCTGAAGCAGGATTATCTAATATAGCATTTTTCCTAATAGGGTCGTATTTTACATTCCAAGCATTTGTGTGTACATCATCCAATAATCTTATAAATCCTTCCGCTGAAGCCATGATTACCGCAATAATATTTCTTACAGTAGGTGTAAATCCAATACCTGTAGCAGTGTCTTCAATTTTTCTTAATAATAATGTAGATATTTCACTTTCATAATCTGAAAGTTTTTTATTGGCTTGGGTCTCAAGTAAATTAATTTCTTTATCAAATCTCCCATCTCCTTCAAATACAAACCATTTTTGAGGTACTTCATTGTATGATTTTTTACCACTAACTGTAGTTTCTTGAATAATAGGTACCCATAAATAAGCATACAAATTTTGAGTTTTAAGTTCATCTTCTGCGGTTGGGTTCGCAATTCCTGTTTGAACTCTAGTTGTCTCTTTCCAATCAATTTCTGTTTTGGGTGGAGGAGTAATTATAATCATTTCTGATTTTATTGGGTTTGGTATCGAATCAGTACCTCTTGACCCCAATGTCGGATTTTCTGCTAACGAACTATTAAACTCAGTAATGTTACTTTTCAATTCTGAAACCGCAGTATCTTTTATTGATTGTGATAACTCTTTGAAGACATAGACATTTTTATTTCCTGTTAAAACTATTGGTTTTGGATTTAAGTACGTATTGAACCATGAATTATTTGCCCCTCGTATACGAGCAAAATATTGAGTTAATATTCCTTTATAGTTTCTAATATTAGTTAATGACTCCACCTCAGTTTTGTCAAATGAATTAACTATGTTTTGTTCAAAATTTTCTAACTTGTTCATCAACTGAACTAATGTTAGTTCAGGAAAGTTAGGGGCAATTAATCCCTTGGCCTTGTATTCACTGTAAACTTCAACAATTTTTTGATAACCTTTTTCCGCAACAATTTGTGTAACGACTGCTTGATTAGAACCTAAATTGTTTGCTCCCTTTTCCGATTGAGTACTTGCCTGTGATTCCGCAGATTTGTTCGATTGTTGTGGGCCCTCTACTGTTTGACTGATATCAAACCTTTGACTATACATGTGTGGAGCCGCTAACAGGTGACCCATAGCAACTTCATTGAGGATATTAAATTTATATCCTTTGAAGGTTAATCGAACTAAGTAGTTTCCACTGAAACCATTAAAGGACGCATGGAATTTTTCCAAGTTCAACTGATATCTTACAGCTTGTCCATAATATCCTTTCAATGTAAGATAAAATTGTGGATATGGTAAATTAAAAAATGCGGCATATGGAGAATTATTACCTAATTCAAATAATCCTTTACCTTGTATATCTTCTAATAATATTTCTACTTGAGGTACAAAACTACTATTTGTATCGATGTTAATAGATGTTATACCTAATAGACCATTATCAATAACATTTGTTTCGTCTACGACTGTATTTCGAATATAAGCATTAATTCCATTATTTCCGGGAACTCCTTGTTCCTTTGGTTGATTCTCCGCATTAAATTGGGTTGAATTACTTCCAGTCAACTGGTCGTAATATCCCGTACCTAAATATGAATTTTTACTTGGTTTAAGAAAATTCATTTTTGCAACCGAAATGGTTCTAATTCTATCTTCAGGACTTCCTCCCGCGGCTAATTTGGTTCTTGGTAAGACATCCGCTTCCAAGTTAGCATACATTACAAGACTTTCGTGGTCAACAAGTCTCTCTTTAATATTACCAAAATCATCTATGGTTTTATTCGGGTCAACCACAATAATATTGTTGTAGTCAAATTCTACTAAAATATTTCCGCTTGTGTCCGCTTGTATGTTACCTGCCATAATAATAAAAATGATTTTCTAATGCCGCCTTGTAGTCTTGTATTGATGGTAGTAGCGGAAATGGGATAATCAATACCGCACCGTCATAAATATTATTTTCAAGACCTCCAAATTGTGGATTAGCTTGAAGTATCAACCATCCGAACACAGGCGAATTATAAAATTCTTGTGAAACTTTATCTAATCTACTTTTAGCAACTTTATAGATAAAGGCTTTGTCTGTCGGCTTTGGAGGCAAGTAGACAAAAGGAACAACAGTTTGTTCCCCGTTGATTAAAAAATCACTATATCGGTTCCAATATTGATATGCCATTAGTTCAGTTTTGCTTTAGATATCCACGCTCCAGTGCCATTTCCATTATTATCATTCCACCTCAACACATTTGTGTTTTGATTAGTGGTATTCCCCAAACCTTTAATCATACTTTCTTGAGATTTTTTCTGTCCCTCGTCTGCAGTATTTACAGTTGTAAAAGTTAAATCTCTTTGTTTAACAGTATCAAATGGTGTATAAATTAAATAATCTTTCAAATCATTTTTTTCTAAGTTTTCTATAAATGATTTTGTAATATTATTCTCTTCCAAGAAAACAGGTCTTGCGGTCGTTAACCAATATGTATCAAATATCTGTTCAATGTCAACAGACCCATTACCAAGTAACGCCTGATTTCCGAGTATGTTTCCTATTAATTGTTGTTTGAATGTCTCGTATTTTTTATCATCAATTACATCATCAGAAATAATCATGTAAACTCTTCTAAAAGGATAGTTTTCCACATTATTCGCAAATAAAGAATTTGTACTGAATGGTAAAAAGACATTTTCGACTGAAACTTCTTTTGATTTTCCATTAGCAACCTCAAAAACTAAAGTACCTTCGTATTGAGTACCACTTGCAGCATATGTAAACTTTTTCTTACTTTGTATTATTGTATTAAATTCTTTAATATTTTGTTTAATTTTTACAGTATCTTCAACCAATTCTAACCATGTATTTGTACTTGTTGATGTCGGATGTACATCTTCAGTACCTGAAGTAACATATATTGTCACAGGTCCATTTTTAGCTTGTAATCCATCTGTACCTTTACTTGATGTGGTAGCGTCAAAAAGTATTGTGTTTAATCTACCAAGAGTTTGAATGTAAGTTTGCTCTTGATTCACTAAACTTTGTGATATACTTGAAATTCCATTTTGGAATGACCCACGTTTTCTAGACACAAAATTAAAATAATTATCCTTAAGTGTTCGAATCAAAGGAGCAGGTAAATTTTTTGATGGTTCCGAAACATATTTAACAAATCCTTCGGTTCCATCTTTTATATTTTTTTCGAGTTCTACGAATATCTCATCAAATCGTTTTTCAACATTGTTAGGTTTACCAAATAAGACCACAAATTCATTCGGGTCACCAACATTAAAATTTCCTTCAGTATAGTTTCTCTCCAACATCCATTGTTGTCTTACTGCGTTATTGTATTGGTTAACACTTTCTTTAGATTTGTTAACCACATTAGTAAAGTATGTTTGAGTCTCAGAAACAACTTTATCCATAAAGCTACTATAACTAATGATACCTGTAGTAACACCATTTGTATCTGTTTCGGAACTTATTATGTTACCTATTGTGTTATTATTATCTTGACCATTATTTGGGGCGGCACTGTTAGCTCCTGGTATAGGAGGAGGAATTTGTCCCGCTAAGAAAAATTGGTCTAATACTTTTAATACATCTGCCGACTCTGTATCTGTGGTATCCGCTCTATCATCATAAATTTCAGTGTTCGCATAATAGTTGAATGTTAAGGCATTTTGTAATTTATCCACAGACTCTTTCAAACCGCTTCCTCCAACAAAGTTAAAACTCAAAGTGACGTTAGCAATCATTGGCTGAACCCCAATACCTTCAGGGTTAATATCTAATCCTTCGTATTGAAACTGAAGACCAGTTGGTATAATTTTCGTATTGTAAAAATCACCAACTCTCAAAACTAACACCGGTGGGGCACCAAATGATGTATTGGTAGCATTGTTATAAACCAATTCCGGTTTACTATTTTGTGTTGGTTGTTTAATGGTAGGTATTGTATCTCCAGGTCGCATACATTGTTGTAAAAATGTTAACCTTGAATTCAATCCCTCAGGTGTCATCGAGTGAAATGATGGTTGAAAAAACTTTAATTTGTCTTTCAAATTATCATAAACCATAGGTGTTTCCGCTTTGATGGTTTCAAAGTAATCACACTCAGACAATAATGCTCTTATAACTCTTTTGGTTATATTATCTCTTGGTTTCCATTCTTCAGTTACTTCTTCAGTTCTAATAGTTTCAGTAATGACATTTCCTACTAAAACATCTACTCTATTCGGTGTTGGGTCAGATGCGGGTTGGGTTAAAGTTGAATTAATATTGGATATGTAAGATCTTCTACATGCCATAGCGGCAACTGTATATATATCTTTTGACCCTGCTTGAGTGTCTCCGCCAGGAGTATTTTGGTCTTTATCAGTACAATTAACTAAAGTACCTGGTGAAAATTCATTAATAAGGTACGGCCCAGTTGTAGTTTTTGAAACTTCAGGCCATACGGTTGTTTGTTCTCCAAAAGCCGTTTGTGACCTTACAATCAATCTTTTATTATCAATAAATTTTTTAGTTGCAGGATTTTCCGAAAAGAAATTAATCATAGAATTAATTCTTCGTACCGATAATTCTTTATTATATGCAACAGTAGCTGGAGCAGAACAACTAGAATCAACATCAATTGTTACAGTGCCCACAGGGTTGGTCTCCAATTGTTTTCCTAATTCTACTGCAAGTCCTCTGATTACTTCATAATTAGGAGTTACAACAGTGTTAAAAAATTGTTCAGTCGCCTCAGAGTTCGGTTTTGATTTGTACACATTTTTGGTATTAGGTGATGTATATTCATCATATAGTGTAACATAGTTAATATTTCCTTCCGGTTTTGGGTAGTCATTTTCAAAATACAATCCAAACTGAATGTATTGTTTGAATAGTTCATTTGTGTTACCTCCTCCACCAGATTGTGAGACTGGTACATCTGCACCATTAGGAGAATTATTTCCAGTCTCAATAGTTTTTCTAGTAAACTCAATTTGTTCCCTAGTCATTTCTTTTGAAGTAATTGCTTCTTGTAATTGAAACAAATCATTAGGGTTTACTGTAACATATTTTTTGGCTAACTCGTAGATATCATATTTTCTACAACCAGCAAAAAATGATTCTAAAATACTATCAATACGAACTTTGTTTGTTTCATTTCCTAATACTTTATTTACAATAACATTAAGTACTGATGGATGATCAACAACAATTTTCCAAGATAAAGAACCTCCTCTACTTGTATTTTTATATGTATATATTGGTTCTGGTCTTCCTAAAAAATCAGATGCATTCCAATTCGCGCTCACGTTTTCACTAAATGTTAACCCATATGGAGGAAACCACATAACTCTACCTCCATTTGGGCCTCTTTCGCAAACAGGTAAATCTGAAGTTGAGAATCCTGGTGTACTAGAGGTTCTCCATGCCAAGTTTTCTAATGAAAACATATATTTCTTAGCGACTGCATTATTAATTGTTCCAACAATATTTGATGAACCTTGTCCACCTTCCTGTTTGTTTGGAACAATATTCAAGTTATAAGTCTTGTCCAAAACGGAATATGAAAATCTTCGGTTCTCGGTAGTAATACCATCTTGTTTTTGTAAGTCATTGTACTGAAGATAAGGAATATCCTTAGCAAATACACGGCAATATTCTGTACCAACCTCTTGGCCAATGGCACCTTCATAACGATAAACTCTTGAACCCTTGGTTAGTTCTTTATATCCGTCGTTGAATACTTTACTCACTTGGTCAATAGCATTTCCAACGTGCTGGAGACGTTTACCTCCCTGAGGTTGACTATCTATTATTCTTTGTGTTTGGTCAAGTATAGAACCTTCTTTGAGTGGTATTCCAACAGATTCTGTATTAACATATGATGAAGGTCTAAAGTCCTCATCTTCATTTGTAATCTCTCCTCCAATACCTACTTTCTTTCCGGCATTGCCTCTATACTTCGGTGAAACCCAAGTAAATCCACCTTCAATACCTCCACCATTACTATATGTTGGTCCATTAGCACCAAGTCTTATTGATTGACTCGGTCCTTCATATAATTGAGCCAACTCTGAAGGCCCATAAACTGGTGATTGTTGTTCAGTACCGAACTGATTTACAGGAACTTGACCCGAAGGAGAAAAAATTTGAGACGGATTAGAAGTAATACTTCCAACATAAAAATTACTATTATCTGAAACTGTACCCGTAAGTGCTCCACCAACTCTTTGGAAAAAGTTTCTAGGGAAATTAGGCTTATATCTGTTGAAATCAATGTTCTTAAAGAGTCTCGATCTTTGACCAGCTCCCATGTTGTTGAACATGATTTGAGATCCAGTCTCTCCTCCTCCCATTAATCTATTTACAAATTTCCCAACACCGCTTTGTCTAAAAGCATTACCTAATTGTTGTATAGTTGTTGGTTGACCTAAAATAATATTAGGATCGAAATATGAACCTGGTATTGGAGACACGGGTAAAATACTACCACCAAGTCTTAACGCAAAATTGGCCGCTGCCAATATTGGGTTTGCCGTTACCGTAATAGTATAAACAGGTTCTATTATAGGTACAACACCTGTCAGTATATTAACTAAGTCAGTACCACTACTAACATTGAGGATGTTTGCTCTTCCTAAAGTATCTTGTCGTATTTGTGCTGCAATTCTTTGTTCAAACTCTCTTCTCAAAGTTTGAGCTCCTAAACGAGCTATGAACGAATCTTGACTCAACAAACCATTACTTCCACTCGGATCAGGAGACAATAATATTGATACAGGTGTATAATTGGAAGATACAAATGTTGTTGGGTATGGTTGGTTATTATTACTATTGGTAGTTAGCGGTCTATTCAACGACCCGAAAAATTCCGCACTATCCAACTGAACCTGATTTCCATTTGAAAAAACATTAAGTGGTTTCCATTTTTGAGATTCAGGTAACGATTGACCAACTATATTTGCGTCTTGATATCCGTATTCACCCTCATTGGATTTTGTGTTTAATAGAGCTCCTGGATCTGGTACTTGTTCATATCCACCTTCATTACCATATTGGTTAAGTGGATATAGTTTGTTAGCAAAAGATGGGACATCAATTAATTGATCTGGACTGTCTTGTACAGATGTATCCGACTGAACATATTCAGTATTGATAGGTTGCGTTGGTCTGTTTGGAGCCTTAGCATATGGAGTTAAGTTCCTAACAATAAGTTTCTTTCTAAACCCTTCTGAATTTACAAAATCTAACGGACTTGACATCTATGTTTTTTTATAGATAAATAGGTTGATTAAAGTTTTTTAATTTTAATAACACCTACTATTATGGATAATTGGTTTGTACTGGAGACATAGGATTACCCTGTTTATTCAAGTTAATTATTAAAGTTTGGAAACTTGGTGAGTTGAATGCGTCATATAACGCTCTTTCAATCATTTTAGGATCCGTTCCTGTTGGAGCCATAACTTCTACTTTTATTGTTCCTCCTACGTCAACGGTGGATTTCGACATACCAGTAGTGCTTGTAGTATTTCTTACTGCCTCCTGAACTTGTGTTTGTTTCCCTTCCAAAAAACTTGATATGGGTTGATTTCCCGCGGCTTGTTGTGATGCTTCTTTCTCACCGATTTTTCCCTCGATTTGGTCGATTAACTGAGCAGTAAGAGAACCTTCACCAGCGTTTTCACGTATTCTTTTTGCGGTCTCTTCCAAAGAGTTCCTAAAATCTGTTTCAGCTTTACCGAGTAAGTTTCCAGATTTTTCTAAATATTCCGATATAGCCGTAGTAGTATCTTTATTGCCCTTTGTTATATCATCATAAAGAGCTTTGAGATCAGTAATTCCAGTTTCTGTAGTATCCCTAACACTTTTAGTGGTTCCCATTTTTGAAAACTCTCCAGTTACATTTGTTATTCCACTCCGTACATCTTCTTTAGTTTGTACTACTTGACCAGCACTAACTACTCCTCCAACAATTTTAGCACGTATTGCCGCAACATCTGCGAGCATTAAATCGGAAGTTTTCATCTGAGACCTCGCAATTTCTTCCATGTCTTTTGGACGTTCTCTTTGCTCTTTAATTAAATTTTCAAATTCAGTTTGAGTAATTTCCTGTAATTTTCTAGTTTCTTCTTTCCCCTCTTCATTTCGTATTTTAACTTCATACTCTCCTCCCTCACCCATTCTTGCTATGTTGGCAAGATATTGTTTGTCATCTTCTTTGATGTTTAGACCTGCGGCTCCTATGGCAGAAATTCTTTTATCAGCCTCCGCGGCCGCCAAACCCATTTTTGATAGGGACCCTCTAGTTAGTCCCGCGGCTTCTTCCATTTCCCTTAAGGTCAGTACTCCTTGAGGATTTATCTTAAATGTTTTTGTTTCTTCGTCAAAATATGTGAATTGTTTTGATACGTCAGCTAAACTATCTTGTAAAGCTCCTGGATCATTTATCGAAGCATTCATCAAAGCAAATGGATCAACTAAAGTACCTGCGGCCACTCCTAATCTTTGAAACGCCGCAGCAGTTTCTACGGCTTTATCAGGGGATAAAACTCTTTCAGCCAAGTTAAACGTTTCACTCATATCAAATCGTAACATCGAAGCTTGTGCCGCCATTTTTGTCAATCCCAAAACCCCACCCTCGAACTGATATCGATTCATTTGGTCCATATTATTGGTAACATCTGTCATTACTGTTTTAGCGTTACCTCCAATACTTTGAATGTAGTTAACAGATTCTTCTAATGTTCCACCAATAGTTTCGATACCTTGTCCAACATTTAGAAACGCATTAGTTAGTGTATCTGCCTGTATGTCCAAAACTTTTGTTGCTGCGTAAAATTTTTCAACTTCTTCACTTGTTGCAATTACGTTTCGTCTAGAAGCGTCCGCAACTTTTCCAATAATATTAGCGACATCACTTATGCCACCACCCATTCTAGTGATACCCGGAGTCGTATCAGCGATAGCGGTTTGAAGTTCTACTATCCTTTGTCTACCTTGCGTAAAAACATTATTTATTTGGGTAGCATACTTTGATAAGTCATTTGATGCTTTTACAAATGATTCGGCATCAACTTTTAATTGATTAAGAAGATCTTCTTTGAATTGGGATATACTACTGTCTCTATCGGCTGCCATACTGAATTAAGTTTATTTATTATAAATACAAAAGGACTGATTTTTCAGTCCTTTTTGTTTTCTTCCACCCATTTGTCCAAAAGATATTTTCTAATAAACAATGGCATAATTAAAAAATCTTGATATGAGATATTCAACAATTTAGCCAAATAGTAAAACTCATCTATTTGAGATTTTCTATAATTAGAAGAAAGGGCGAAAAAAGTCCACCCCAAATCCAACATTGACTGTTAGCTTCTCTCCTGATGGGGCTATTACTGTTCTCGTTAAATCTAATCTAGGTTCATTGTCGTCCATGAACTTTCTAATGTATTTTGAATCCGCAATCGGCATTTGGTCAATAAATTTTGAAATTTCCGATCTATCTGTTACACCATTAATTTCTAAAATTTGTTTGTTTAATCTCCAAGTAACTTTTGGTGCTGTTCTTCCTTGAGGATATGACTCTCCCATTTTTTGAACCTCAAGTATTTCACCATAACTCATAGGTTTTAACTTCACAGTTGTTTGAGACTTTGGTAAAGTGGTAATGAATGTCCCATCATCTGAAGGTTGTTGTCCTTTAGTAACATTTAATTCGTCTAACCTAACATTACCTTTGAAAGGTTTTTTTGTAACAGGATCAGTTAAATTCAATTCCATTTCAGGTCCGAACGCAGTATTTCTTAAAAAGATTAAAATTGCTTCAACATCTCCTTCCATTAAATCTTCCACACGAACGTCTGGTTCATATATCTTAGACCGTAACAACGTCTGAGTCATGTCATTACCTCCTGCCATCAAGATGTTTTCATCATTAGCAGTTAAGTATCCGACTTTAAGTGATTTTTTTTTGTTCTTGTAGAATACTCCTTGTGTAGGTAAAGGAACAACATCGTGTGGCAACGAAAAATTTGATTGTCCGTATTCTTTTGCTTGATTATCCATATAAAAATTTAACCGTAAAGTTTAGTGCTTTACGGTTAAATATAAAAGTGTTTTAATTTTAATAAATAGACTTTGTGAAAATTAATAAACAAGAACGCAACGATCCATTCTAAGTGTAGCATTGATTGTTGCCAATCCATCCTGAGCGTAACTCAAAGAGTTGAAGTTCACATCAGTTAAGAAAGTACCATACAAAATCCATTTTTCCACAACAACACCGGTTGGGTCCAACATTTCAAGGTCAACATCTTTTTTATAACCCGCAGCATAACCCATACGACCTGTCACAGATTCTGCGTGTAAACGTACCCACTCCATCAATGCTTGAGCGGCAGATGGTCCGATTGGATCTCTGAACACAGCTGGAATTGTTTGCCAAGTGAACTTACCTGCAACATATGTTTCAGTATTCAAGAAAGGAATTGGAACTGGGTTTATAACAATATGTGGTCTTGCTGCAGATTCAACAAACCATTCATTTATACCAAGAGATGATGGAAACCTTAAGATAAAACGATTCTGTCGTTTTGGCTCATAAGGAATCGGCATTTTCATTAATAAATCAGCCATGTGTTTTTAATTTTTTTTGTTTCTGTTATTTTATAGATAAATATATCCGTTCTCAAAAATTTTTCTATTTACTTTTTTTTTGAAATTCGTATTCTTAATTTACTTCTTTCTTATAGCCTCCGGCAGTAGAATAAGTTTTAACAATATTATCTGGTTTATTTTTGAAATGCTTATGCATTACTTCTATATTTTTTGGATCGTCGTCACTAAATCCTATTGATAAGTTTTCTGGATTAAATTTATTAGCAATATCCTTTTTTAAGAATGCTTTTTTATTAAGTACTGCTGCCATTCCTCTAATATAGCTTACAAAATCTTCCATAGCAGATACCTTAGCCTCTTCAGGATTTACCGCCCCTTTGTCATCCCCAAAAGATACCGGATGATACTTATTAAGTTCTAAATACGATTTTATAAGTTCCTCGTCCGTCATTTCATCTTCACCCACAAAAGACCTATATTTTTTTAGATTTTTGATTAACTCATCTTTGTCGATTCCGTTGAACCCTTCTATAATATAGTTATAAATTGCTTCTTTTATAGTGTTAGGATTGTGTCCTCTCGCAGTTATTATCGCAAATATTGAACCATTATTAATCGCTTCTCTGAAATCATCAAATGCCGGTCCTTTTTTTGCCCTTAAAGAGTCAACCAAAAAATCTTTGTCCCCTTCAGTTCTAAAGTTTCTGAATGGTGAATTCGCATATCCGACAATTTTATTACCTTTATATGTAAATGGTTCTTGACCAATCTTATGTCTAAACTCCGCGAAATCATCTGTGGACATCCCTACCTCATTACCATTTTCATCTTGAACCAAAATTTTTGTTGGCATGTGAACAATATTATCGTCCCAATCGAACGCATAATACTTGAGATCTGGTGTCCCCTCATTTTTGAATCCTTCTGTAAATTCTTTTCTCATTTGGCTAAAGGGGGGATATTATCCCCCCATATTTAATTTATTAGATATTTTCAAACGAAGCTCCTGTTGGAGTGATGAAGAATTCGATATCGATGAATTCTAATGCCTTCGTTGGTTTTAAGTATATCTTACCTGTTAATGTATTTCTATCTAAGTCTTCAGGTGTAGAAGAAACTGTTACTCTGAAGTCATAAAGACCTCTATCTCTTCTAATTGAATCTAAGATAGGGTTAACACTATCCAAGAATTGTTGTCTAACGATTTGGTCGTTTTGTTCGAACAACAATCTTACTGCTACTGCTGAAATTAACTTTCTTGCTTGAAGTAACAATCTTCTTACGTTCAATCTGTTAAGTGCGGTATCAGCAACTTGTAAAGTTTTGTTACCCCAAATTACAGTTCCCACATCAGAGAAAGTTGCGATAGGGTTGATTCTACCTTGATAAAGTGTGTCTCTATCTTCTTGAGTCAACTTAACTCTCGCTTTGATTGAGTTTACAAGACCTCTTGTGTAACCCGCTGATGCGAACCAAGGGAATGCGATGTTATCTGTTAACGCTAAGTTTCTACAAACTTCACCTGTTGCAGGTAAGTAGATTTGCGTATTATTAACAGTATCTCTTGTAAGAATCCAAGGATAATAAGTTGCAGTGTAGTTAGAATCAATTCCTGTGTTATCCAAGTTATCAACTGCTTCTTGAGAGTAAATGATATCTTGAGGATTACTTGCATCAGGAGTATACATGTTATAGTCAGGAGTAGTTGCGATATAAACTGAATCTGCTCTTGAGAATTGTACCATGTCAATAGCTTCTTCTACAAGGTTAGAGTTGTTTACATAATCAATACTTGATGTTGCAAATACGTTGATGTTAGTTGATTCAGGATTTGCGAATGTCAAGATACCAAGTAAGTAAGCGTAGTAATCGGTATTAGCAAAATCTTGAGTATTGTTAGCAACAACAATTCTTTTGAATAAACCATCTCCAGTTGCGTTTGGATATCTTGTTGAAGGTGCTGCACCTGCCAAGTAACCTGTTGCTCCTAATTGGAATCTATCTTCGTTAGTTCTCCACTCTCTATATATGTCCCATCCATCAAATCCACCCGCAAAACATACTGTATATTTTCTTGAGTAAATAAAGTAGTAAGGGTTTTCTTGAGTTTCAGGGTCTCTAGTGAAGTCAGCAACACCACATTCGAATGCTGTTTGACCACTTGTCATAAACGAGTTAGCAATTGTTACAACAGTAGCACCTGAGTCCATATGGAAACCTTTACTTAAGTAGTTCCAAGCAGAACCATCAACAGGTAGTGGTGAATTCACCCAATTTATTGGATTCTGTGTTCCTTTATATTGTAAGAATGAATCATCAACACCAAATTGGCTTGAGAATCCTAAGTAGCTTCTTCTAACAATATCTCCTGAAGATTCAACAACATCAGTTGGTGCTCCAAAAGGAGGATTGTAAATTACTTCACCAGGGAAATAATATTTAGTTTTGAAAATTGGAACTGGTGACGGGTTTGTTACAGAAGAATATTCTCTTTGAGTATATCCGTAGAATCCACAAGGAATCGCGTCAACAGGTGCTTCGTCCGCCATTTCAATCATTATGTATCGTGAAATCAATGCGTACTCACCATCAGTAGAACCGATTTTCTTAGCAACGAAGTTGTTAGATAATGGGTCCATGTTACAATTAGTAAATTTCTCAATAACAACAGGATTAGCATCGGTGTCAAAGAAATTTCTAACCAACACGTCAAATGTCATGTTATTGAATGATAGATTACTTATTGAAACTTTAACCTCAGTGTTTGCTGCGTTACCATCAGAAATTGAAACGAACTTGAATAGGTTATAAACTTTATTACCTCTCAATTCAGAAACCAAAAATGGTGTACTTGGTGATTTATATTGAGTTACGTTATAAGCAATTGAGGTTGGGTCCTCACTTCTAGCGTCAGGGAGAGCAATCAAATTACAATTTAATCCACGAATATATCCTTGATTGTAAGCATATGTCAAAGTACTTGGATAAATTTCTTCAACGTAAACAGGAACTTCATTTCTTGATTTACCGAAGTTATCAACACCTAATACCTTTGTAATATATTTCGAAGATGATGCAGACATTGAAGTTTCAAAAGAGAAATTGTCACCGTCTTTAGTTACACCTGAAATTAAGAATGATTCAAAAGGTGATTGTGTTACTCCTGAATATTGTTCAGTACAATTCAAAGTCAAAGCAGATAATGCGTTAACTTCATATATTGGGCCGTGATTGTCACTGTCAACACTATTAGTAAATAAAGATATACCTCTTGAACGTAAAGTCGCAACAACCATGTTGTTGTAATCCGAATAAGCAGTACCTGAATAATTGTAAACTGTACCTGAAATGGTACCTGTGAATGTTGAAGACGCTCCTGAAGTTAACGAACTTACATAATAAAAGAACGAATACCCTGAATAAGCATTTCCTGATGTAATATCAAAGTTGGCGTAATACCAAGGGTCATTCAAATCGGAAGACAAGTCGTTAGTTGCGATGTTTACTGTGTCACAACCATATTCATTTATAACATTTGAATAAGTTGTAGTTAAATCATAAAAATCACTCTCAGGAAGGACACCATAAACAACCGAAGTGTTTGCCGATAGTGAAGGTGTATCCATAATGTTGTCTAAGTTGCTGTTAAAATCCAATGCTAAAGTAGATGTACTACCATCTGATAATCTATACTGAGTATTGAAATTTGCCAAAACTTGCGGAGGTAACGCTCCACCAGTAAAGATTACAGTGTTACCTGAAGAAGAACCTGAAAAGTTCGCTGACCATGTTGTTCCTGTTAAAGGATTAAGACCAATTGTTAATGGGTCAACATTTGCAGTAACTTTGATACTCCAAGAAGGTCCTGCGTCATAACCAGAAAGACCCAAAATTCTTGTAACAAAAAGTTGGTTAGATTGTTGTAAATATGATTTAGCAATATATGCCGCTTCATATTTTGGGATTTGTGTGTTTATAAATTTTGTAGGTTCAGTACCTCCAAAAAATGCTTGAAACTCATCGTAGTTTGTGATAAAGATAGGCTCGAACGCGGGACCTTTAATTGTTTCTCCCACTAAACCTAATGTAGTTACACCTACACTTTGAGCTACAAATGATAAGTCAGTTTCAGACGTATATACTCCAGGCGATACGTATACCTTTTGATTTACTTGTGTTGCCATGCTTTAATTATTCTATTGCAGATTTATTTTAATGATAAATATTCATATCTATGTGAAAAAACTTGACTTTTGAATATCTATTTGTAAGGAGTATGAATTTATTCTGCCTTTTTTCTGCCCATGAAAACAACCAAAGAAATAAAGAATATTAAAATATCCCCTGAATCACATGAGATATTAAAAAAGTACTGTGAAAAGCGTGGGATAAAAATTTATAAGTTTTTGGAAAATCTTATAATAGAGAAGTGTAAAGAAAAGAAAGATATCTATGGTGAGGATTAAACCAACTGAGATTCAAACTTGATTGTTGATTCCAAAGTGTTATCATCCTTAACCACATCAATCCTTAAAATATCATTTGTGGTGATTTGAATTTCTGAAACATCAGTTCCAAAATAATCACCATTTATAAACACATCAAAACTATCTACGTTTGTTGTTCCTACCAAAGACATGTTGGCGGTGAAATCAATAACTTCACTTAAACTATCGTTTCCTACAATGTATAAAAAGTTAGATAAAAACTCATCAGGGTTTTCAGGAAACTTTGGTCTTCTTCTTTTTAATAC